GTTGCATATCGTACAGCACTTGATGTTGCAACCAATCCAAGCATTGCAAACAACAACATTCTTCTGGCTCCCGGTCAACGTGATCCACTAGTAACAAACTATGCTCTAGAGAAAAACCTCTCATACGGTTTGAGCTTCTACCTCCTAGACATTCAACCATATGACAAAGATAGTGTTCGTATCTTTGATGGTGAATCAAACAAGTACATTTCTGTTGGCAAAACCACAAATGCATTTTTGAATCGTTCACTGGACAACAATGCTGCGGCGGCTTACTTCCCAAACATCGTTATTGATGACACAGTAAACACTCGCCGTGTACAACTTCCAGCTTCTGTTGCAGCAGTTTCTGCACTGAGCTACAACGACCGTGTTAAGTTCCCATGGTTTGCTCCCGCAGGTTTTGATCGTGGTTCTCTAAGCTTTGTTCTTCTAACATCGATTAGACTCAACCAAACAGATCGTAACACACTTTACGATGCCAACATTAACCCAATCGTGAAGTTCCCAGGTGCCAACTACGTGTTCTTCTCACAAAATACCTTGCAACAAGCAGAAAGTGCTTTGGAAAGCATCAACGTCAAACGCATGGTTCTAGAAATTAAGCGTCAAATTGTTGCAATTGGTAACCGCTTGATATTTGAACAAAACACTCCAGCACTTCGTACACGTTTTGTTAGCGAAGCTTCTTTGGTACTTTCAACTGTTCAACTCCAACAAGGTATCGAACAGTTTGCAGTAATCTGCGATAATCGCAACAACACAACAGAAGATGTAAACAGCAACCGTATGAATGCACAAATCAGAGTGCTTCCAACAAGAGCAATCGAATACATCGTCATGGACTTTGTTGTTCTTCCATCAGGAGTTAGTATCTAGTTTATAAAATGCCCCCTCAATACAGTTAATCAACTGAAATAAAAACTGCTGCTGAAAGGCAGCAGTTTTTTTTTGTTCTTCTATTTATCGTTAACGTTTGATATACGGAGACAAAACATGGCACTACTAAGCCCCGGCGTACTAGCTAGAGAATTTGATATAAGTCAACCAAGAACAGTGTCACCTTCTGGTGTACCTGCCATGGTCATTTCAACAACTGTTAAAGGACCAGCATTTGTACCTACCATGGTTACAACACTATCACAATATGTGTCAGTGTTTGGTGGAGTAAATGCCAATACACCACTAGGATATCTTTCTGCAAGAGAATGGTTTAGCAACACAGGCGTACCACTCATGCAAGTAAGAGTTCTTGGTGCCGGACAAGGCTTGGCACGAAATACTAACGGCACTGTAACAGATGCAGGTTTCGTTGTTGGAGCCCAACAACCAAGTGGAAGTGCTGGTGCTCTTGGTGATAACGTTTTTGCAAATGCAACAGGTGTAACCGGTTCCGTGTATATGCTTGGTTGCTTTATGAGCGAATCAGTAGATTCAACATATCTTTCTGATGCGGGATTGCAGTCGGACACAACAGCTGTACCAATTGTTCGTGGTGTATTGTTTGCTCCATCAGGAGTTGTTCTTCGTTTGTCTTCAGCAGCACAAACATCAGATGCTCCAGCTTCAAGTTTTGTTGCAACAGAATCAAGTTTTAACGGTGCATTTACTGGTTCAGTTGATTTAAGTGCTGGTGGCCAAAGCTTTGTAATGATTCTTAACGGTCATAAAGGTACAGATACACGCTATCCAAACGTACTTACAGCGAGCTTTGACCCACAAGCTGCAAACTACTTCCCCAGTGTATTCAATACTGATCCACTTAAAACACAACAAGCCGGTCACTTGCTATATGCAAACTTTGATATTTATTCTTCCGTTGCTGTACCAACAGGCTCTGGTGTAATCGTAGCTGACTCTGGTTCTGCGTATGGTACAAAACAAAACATTGCATTCCTTGTTCCTTCTTCTGGTTCAAATGCAACTCATACATCAAACGTTGGTTCAGCCATTACACCAAACTTTGAAGGCTTCCAAGATCGTTATGGACACGCTTTCTCACCTTGGGTTATCTCTCAAGGATTTGGTGGAGTACCACAAAACCTTTTCCGTTTTCATCACCTTTCAGATGGTGAAGCAAGCAATGGTGATGTAAAAATTTCTATCATCAACATTCAACCCGGCACAGGAACACAGCCATATGGTGTGTTCACAGTTCTTGTTAGAGCAATGAATTCATTGGATAGCGATGGTGCTTTGGAAACCTTTACAAACTGCTCACTCGATCCAACTTCACCAAACTATATTGCAAGAAAAATCGGTAACTCAAACACATTCTTTAACTTTGATACAGACACAGCTTCTCAAAAAGTAACAACTGATGGATCATATCCAAACAACTCACGTTATGTTCGTGTTGAAATTGCAGATGCAGTAGACTCTGGTGATATTGATCCATCAGCTGTACCATTCGGATTCCGTGGACCACAACACCTTGTAACTCAAGGTTCAAGTTCACTCTACAATATCAAGCAAGGTGATTTACTAACCCCAGCTTTCCCATACTACTCAACTGCTGCTGGTGGTTCTGGTGGTGGTGTACCTCTTTACAAGGCATCACAACCACCTGTACCAATGCGTTTAAACCTTAAGAAGCTAGCTGCATCTTCTGGTGTTGATACAGGTCTTTACTGGGGTGTGCAGTTTCAAAATGTAACAAGCGTTAGCGATCCAAATGGTAGTTCAATCTTCAATCCAAGCTTGCTTGGGTACAGCAGATACTTCCCAAACCTTGAAGGTTCAACAAACGTACAACCAGCAGTGTTTGATAACAACGGTGCCGCTACCACAACAGCAAACGGTATCATTGACTCTGACTTGTTTAACAACAACCTTTTCTCTCTAGAGAAAGTCAAGATTGTTACAGGTTCTAGTGATCGTCCAAACACAAGCACATCAGCTCTTCTAAGCTGGAGTTATGTACGTGCTGGTGGCATCGCTGCTGACGAAGCAACAAAAACAAGAGCATTGGCTGTTGATGACCTTGTAGAAAATGCAGCTGTACAATCACTTGCCAAGTTCAGCTTTTATCTAGAACGTGGCTTTGATGGTGTAAGAATCTTTGACCAAGATACACATTATCTTAAGAACGCAGCCGTTGCTCAAGAAATCACACAAACAACCCGTGGACTTACAAACGGGCCAACCGTACAAAGCTACATGAAGAGCATTGGGATTATCTCAGATGTTAACGATGTAAGCATTCAACTTCTAACAATCCCTGGAATTCGTGTTCGTTATGTAACCGACACAGCAATCAATGCTGTAGAAAATGATCGCTTTGATTGCTTCTACATCATGGACCCAGAACAATATGATGTTAATGGAACATCTATTACAGGTTCATACGAAACTGTAAACGTTTCACAAACAGCACAAGCATTCGTTGACCGTGGAGTTAACAGCAGCTTTGCAGCAGCTTACTTCCCAGACGTAAACATTCTTGGTCCAACTGGTGTTGTATATGAAAAAATGCCACCATCTGTTGCAGTTCTTGGTGCATATGCTAAGAACGATACAGTTGGTCAGCCATTCAACGCTCCAGCAGGCTTTACAAGAGGCACACTAACCAACGTAACAGATTTTGCTGTTGCTCTTAACCAAGCCAACTCTGACACCCTTTACGTGGCAAGACTGAACCTTCTACTTTCCAAGCAAGGTGTTGGTCCAGTTGTGTGGGGTCAAAAGACTCTACTCAACAAAGACAGCTTGCTTAACAGAGTTAACGTAAGAAGACTTTTGATTGCAATTCGTCGTGATGTACGTCAAGTTGCAACACGCTTCTTGTTCGAGCCAGCACAACAAGCTACACTTTCTGCCTTTAATGCTGCTGTTCAACCAATCATGGCACGTTATCAAGCAGCTGGTGGTGTAGAAAGATACAGAGTTGTTATTGACTCAACAACCACAACACAAGCAGACCTTGATAACAAAACTCTACGTGGCAAGATTTATCTAATCCCAACCACATCCCTAGAGTTCTTCACAATCGACTTCTTCGTAACCAACCGTGATAGTTTTGTCGGGTAGTTTATAAAGAGCAAAAACAATAAAGATTCATATTTACCAGATAAGCAAACTAGGAGTTAACTAAAATGGCACAAACACTATCAGTCACAGAAATGCTTCCGGCCAAGTTTACACCAATGATGAAACGTCAATTCGTCTTCGCTATCGAAGGCATTGACGCATTCTTGGTAAAAACAGCAGCCCGTCCAGAAATCTCAACCGAAGAAGTTACAATCAACTGGATTAACAGCACACGTTATGTTGCTGGTAAAACAACCTTCGGCACTCTCGCTGTAACCCTACACGATCCAATCTTTCCATCCGGCGCACAACAAGTCATGGAATGGATACGCCTCTGCTTTGAATCTGTCTCAGGACGTGCTGGTTATCCAGACTTCTATAAGCGTGACATTCAACTCAAGATGCTTGATCCAGTTGGTACAGTTATTCAAC